GTCCCCCTCCAGCCACTATGAAAGCCATTGCGGGAGCCGCTATCATTGGAGAATCTGGTTCAAATAAGGGAATCAAATTTGTAGTCGATAACAGTGGTGATATCGGCGCAAGCGGTGCGAATAGACCACGTACCGGATATTTTGGCACATCCGTTGTCGTTGGGAGTACCATCACTATTGATTCTGATTCGATTAATAGCTCGACTTCTTTGAATTTAAAAACTGGTGGGACCAATGTTGTAACGATTCAAAGTCCATCGTTTTCTAGTACACTTGATGGAAAACTTTTACTTGGTCCTAATATCGAGCTTTATAGAAACACTGGTGGTGAGGGTATTCTTCAGCTTAGTCCAAGTGGTGGTATTAATGGCATTAGGAGTAGTGGTGGTGGGCTTGAAATTCTTTCGAACGGTGTCGCCAGAATGGCGGTTCATGCCGGTGAGCATTGGGAAATCAAAACTGGCAGCATACACATCCCTGGTACGAGTGCTCAGGGTATTAAGTGGTCAATCCCCACTGGGACTAGACCATCAATAATTTCACCGGCAGATGCCACGTTAGAATTTAATACCGGCACTGGTTCGGACCAGAAACATGTTTTTAAAATAAATACTGTAGAAAAAGCAAGAGTTGATACCAATGGTGTTGTTACTTCTCGTGTTTCAGGACTAACGGGGAGTGTATCGACAGATGGTGATGCACTGGCAAGTTCTGGTGGATCTGCTATCCAATTAGATTTCGCTGCCGCAGCTCCAACCACCAACACAAGGGTTACGCGATATTCGACGGTAACTGTTGATACTGGCAGCCCGAACATGACACTCACCCAGTCAGATTCTCTCGGTGATAGTGTAAAAATAGATAAGGCTGGAGTGTTTTTCGTGAGTTGCACCAACGATGATAACGGTACTGGACTTGATCAACAGGCTTGTATCACAAGAAACGGCACAGCACTTATGTCAACTTGTGATAACCAGAGCACAACGGAAAGACTAAATTGGAATTCTAATACCGGCGACAAGATGACGTTCACTTCGTGGGCTGGTTACTTGGCTGTTAACGATGTGATTCGATGTCAAAATGCAGCCGCTCCGGCAGTTGGTCCCAACTTTTCGAACTTTAAAGTACACATGCTCAGTAAATAGTTTTGAGTGAAATTAGATTGAAATGCTCGCACAAAAGATTGAAGCCACAGCACTCGACAGTATTTTATTAAAGACCGATCTCTCTCATTTTGCAGAAGAGATTCTTGGTATTGAGGTTTCTACTCACCACGAAGAATGGTCTATACTCACTACGAGCCATAGACGCCTTGCCATTGAAGCTCCGAGGGACCATGGAAAGTCTTTCTTCTTTTCTTTCGCCTATGTCATCTGGCGAGCCTATTATAACTGGGTTCCTCCCGCCCTTCTTGCAGGTTTTAAATCAATCCCGAAAATCTCTTTGGGCTATATTTTTTCAAACACCCAAGACCAGTCAATCAAGTTCCTTGAGCTTGTGAAGTCAGAAATTGAATCGAACGAAAAGTTATTTCATCTCATCCCAGAGAGGAAAGACAATTGGAGTAAGACCGAGGTGAGGCTCGCCAATGGTGCTTTTATTCGAGCGAGAGGATGGGGAGTATCGGTTCGAGGGGCTCATCCTTCGTATGTGATATGCGACGATTGTTTGAACGACGAAACAATCTATTCAGAGCTTACGCGCAGAAAGCAGATTGATTATTTTTATTCTGCCGTGACACCAATGCTTGTCCCAGGTGGGCAACTCATTGTCATAGGCTGTGTGAATCCGAACACATTTGTTTTGGGGAATGATGGAGTAACGAAGATAGGATCGTTTGTCGAAGACTATTCTACCCAGAGACTTTTGGATTTTAATAAGCCGATTCGTGGCGAGGCTGGATTCAACACGGCAACAAAGTTGTGGGTGAATGGAAGGTGCCAGACAAAAAAGATTACTACGACTTATGGTTTGACCATAGAAGGTTCGTGTCGGCATCCAATTCGTGTTCAAAGGGGTGGGCATCTGGCTGCCAGGAAGGAAACAAGGTGGGAGCGACTTGATCAATTAAAGCTAAAAGATTTGGTGTGGGTTGAAATTGGTCAAAATGTTTATGGTAATAAATTTGATGATGTTGAATTGGCTTATTTCATGGGGCTTTGGACGGCAGAGGGATCTTCTGAGAAGTGTGGCAGACTTACAATATGTACCACTAATCCAACCCTGGTTGAATACCTTAAAACTAGTCCATTTGGATTGAAATTTGTGCATCACCAAAACAAGTGGCGAACTCAGTCGGTGGAATTTTATTCGTTGTTGGAACGGCTTGGTGTGCAATATGTACGAGCTGAACGCAAAGTCGTCCCTAAAATTGTTTTTAGTGCTACCAGTGGAGCACAGCGGGCGTTTATTCGTGGTTTTGCCGATGGTGATGGGTGTTCTTATCGGAGGGGGAAATTACAACAAATCAATTTAGCTTCCGCTTCGTCTGAGTTGATTTTTGGTTTGAGAGCTATCTTCATGAATATGGGGATGCTCCCATGTTACATGGTGAAGCCGCCTGGAATTTCAAAATTGGTTATTGGGAAGTTTGATTCTCATCAATTAGTTTTGAGTGCTGGCTATGCTTACAAGTTTATGCAAGAGATCGGATTCACTGTAGAGCATAAGAAAAAAGAATTTTTGCCTGGTGAGGCAAGACAGAAATTATTTGTTGGTGTTAAGAAGATAGAGGATGGTGAGTGTGAAACGGTTGATTTCGTTATCCCGAATGATCATACATTTTGTTCTAACGGATTTATTTCCCACAACACCCCTTTCCATAATGAAGACCTTTACCAGAATCTCGCGCTCAACCGGACTTATTTTTTTAAACGCTATTCCGCATTGGATGAAATGGGTAAAGCCCTTTGGCCAACGAGATATAATAAAGAACTTCTCAAGCAAAAAAAAGAGGAGATAGGTTCTGTCAGATTCGCGAGGGAATATTTATGTGAGCCAATTTCAGAAGAAAGCTCGCTCTTCCCAGAGAAGATTCTAAGAGACTGCTATGATGCTCAGTTTGAAATGCCAACTGTTTTAACTACAGAGGACAAGAAGAATTGGCAGATTTTCACAGGTGTCGATCTTGCTCTTTCTGCCACTGTCGGTGCTGATTATACAGTGATCACCACTGTCGGAATAGATAAGTTTAAGAATCGCTGGCTCCTTGATATTCGTCGCAAGAAGGGGCTCACAATGACTGAACAATTAAGGGAGATAGAAGACGTTTATCGGAATTATCGACCGCTTAAGGTGCTTATCGAGGACAATGGATTCCAGAGAGTATTCCGAGACGAGTTGGTGAAACGCACAGACATCCCAGTTGAGGGGTTCACTACAACCGCACGAAAGAAGAACAGCCTTGAAGAGGGTGTTCCGTCTTTACAGATTCTTTTTGAGAACAGGAAGTTTGTTATCCCAAGGAAAACCGAGAGAGACAGGCGTATCACCGACACTCTTATTAATGAGCTTAAATGCTTCACGTTTGTTGATGGGAAGCTCCAAGGGTTGGGTTCTCATGACGACATGGTGATGAGTTTATGGATCGCAAATGAATGTTGTAATAGTTTTGAGTTTTCATTTTCATTTGTTGGCGGTGAGGTTTGATTCGTCTTATCCACAATGATTGCAGCTATACACTAAGAAGGCTTCAGCCTTGTTCAATCCACTCAATGGTGACAGATCCTCCCGCTGGTATTTCTTTTATGGGAAAAGATTGGGATGGAGACCATCAAGGGCGTGATCGCTGGATTAAGTGGTTCACAATGGTTATGAAAGATTGTTATCGAGTTTTAAAGCCTGGTGCTCATGCGTTTGTCTGGGCTCTCCCTAGAACTTCTCACTGGACCGCAACGGCATTAGAGGACGCAGGGTTTGAAATCAGAGATGTGGTGACTCACTTGTTTGGGTGTCTCAGTGAGGATAGTGAAATTCTTACCGCTCAGGGGTGGAAAAACTATAAACAGATATCGGCTAACGACGTTGCCGTGTGCTACAACATAGCCGATGACACACTGTCTTTTGGTCAAATCAAAGAGGTATTCACCTACGACTACGCGGATACCGCCTACCGTCTTGTCTCGGATAAAACGGACCAAATCGTCTCGCGCAACCATCGCTGTATTGTTGAACGCGGCGGAAGAAAAGTATTCGCCTTGGCCGAGACATTGGAATGCCAAGCGACGGTACCCATATTGGAAGATGTGTCAGTTTTGCAAGACGCCCTTCGTTTGCTTAACGAAGGAACAGGCGACGCGGCGGCGATTTTGTCAGGGGTGTCTCGGCCCTGCGATTTCGAAAGCGAGAACGGGAGTGCTGCGCGTGCCACGCCCAATTTGCCGGACATGCAAGAAGGCGTTCACACCGAAGGGTGGAATTGCGCTCGGGAAAGCCAAGACTTGTTCTTATCGGTGTCGGGATGTGATGAAACTAAAAAGACAATCGTTTCGGCGGCATCTAAAAATAATCGCATGTTTGGGGCGGGGCGGTTGGACCAGGATAAGTCTGCAAAGCTATCGTGCCAAGATGACTGGCGAGAAAAACCCAGCATGGAAGGGCGGGGTGACCTACAAACGGAACAAGGGGAACTACATCGGGCCAAAGTATGCGCGGTGTCCGGTGGCGCTTCGGAGCATGTCGAGGACCGATGGCTACGTTATGGAACATCGTCTGGTAGTGGCACTGTGTCTGAACCGGCCTTTACTGCGTCAAGAGTCGGTCCATCACATCAATCACAAAACCCGAGACAATCGACCGTCGAACCTCATGCTCTTTCCCTCGAATCGGGATCACAAACTGTTCGAGCATCACGGTTTACCACTTCCGATGTGGTGCGGGTCGAAGCGATGCCATACATCGGCAAAGTTTGGTGCGTGAGCGTTCCGACTGGTGCCTTCATAGCCCGTCGCAATGGCAAAGCATTTATTACCGGAAACTCAGGTTTTCCGAAGTCGCTCGATATCAGCAAGGCGATAGATAAGGCGGCGGGAGCGGAGAGGGAAGTAATTGGCGAGTTAACCCGATTCGACGGAAAACCTGCGGGAAAAATCAAACCAATGAACGGCGGATCGTTTGCCTCTAATGCCGAGAAAGAAGGCAAGCGGGTAGGAATCTCTACCCCCTCAACCGACGCTGCGAAACAGTGGGAGGGTTGGGGAACAGCTCTAAAACCAGCCGCTGAGTTTTGGATACTTGTTAGAAAACCCTGCTCAGAAAAAACAGTGGCAGAAAATGTGCTCAGGTGGGGAACTGGTGGGATAAATATTGATCAAACCCGCATCAAACCCGCGAACGCAATTCCTTTGCGGAAAAACCTTTCGCAGCTAATTCTGCCCACCTTTTACGCCGATATGCCAGTATCTTTGCCCGGTTCTTTTTCCGATGTCTGCGCTTTGTCGCTGCGACACGTTCAGGGTTTTTTGAAGCGTACTTTTTCTGTGCTCGATTCTGGTAGCATTTGCGACACAAACCTTTGGCCCAATGTAGTGAGGGAGTTTCGCAATCTATACAAATTACCGAAGGTCTCGGCTTGTGATTGTGGTCCAACCGTTTGGCATGAAGTGCTGTATGCTCAGCGTTTGTTAAAAGCTCAAGATTCGAAATCCTATTATCCCATTTTGTCCCATTTTTATGATGCACTATCTCATGGGGTTGAAGGTTGCGATGAAGGTGATTTTCCATTACTAGCCGATGTTCGGGCTTGTATTTCTGATCTCCCAAATTCACAAGAAAATATCCCGCTGAATGATAGTAACCTTCACCTCTTTTGCGTTTGGGCTTTTTCATGGTGTCTTTATAGTGCCATTCGACACGATGTTCAATCCACCGGCCGCTTCCCCTCCAACCTCTTACTCGACGAATCCGCGGCAGAGATGTTGGATGAGCAGAGTGGACTTGCAAAAGCCAAGAGGGATCGGACTGGTGGTGGCGTTAGCAGATTTTTTTATGTGGCAAAGACAAGCTCAAGCGAGAGGAATGCTGGGTGTGAGGACATGCCAGATAAAATATTGGCGACATCCACCGGGCAGACAAGACCTAACAAGCCCGCTAGATTAGGTGCTGATCCGTTCGCTGTTCAAAGCCCGGTAAAAAATAATCACCCCACGGTCAAACCATTAAAGCTTATGCGCTACCTCTGCCGCCTAATCACACCACCTGGCGGTACAGTCTTAGATCCATTCATGGGCAGTGGCTCGACAGGCATTGCGGCGGTAAAAGAAGGATTCTCTTTCATAGGGATTGAGAAAGAAAAAGAGTATTTTGAAATTGCGAAAAAACGAATTGGTACATGAAAATCCATTATGGCACTGTAAACCACAATCGGGTTCAGACCATGGATTATTATCCAACACCTGATTACGTTACTCATGCGCTTATGAAGCGTGAGAAATTTGAAGGTGTGATTTGGGAATGCGCTTCTGGAGAAGGTCACATGGCGAAGGTGCTTGAGGGGTATGGAGAGGTGAAAGCTTCTGACATCAAGAAAGAGGATTGGGTGTATGGAAGAAAGGGAGTGAACTTTCTTCACTCCAATCTTAAGGTGCCAAACATTGTGACCAATCCTCCGTTTGGTATGGCGCTTGATTTTGCGAAACACGCAAAGCGGTGTGCAGAATCAAAGATCGCTTTATTTTTAAGGCTTCAGTTCTTGGAAGGCAAAGAGCGTTATCGTTTTTTTCAAGACAAGAGATTCCCACTGAAAAAAGTTTTGATTTTTTCAGAGCGAGTGACATTCCAAAATTCCAAACTGGATGAAGACGGTGGAGGTATGATAGCTTTTGCCTGGTATGTGTGGGATAGGGCTTATATGGGAAGCCCCACAATTGAATGGATAGCACCAAGATGAAGATCTTACTTACGAGCGATACCCACTATGGGATGGATCACAATACTGATAAGATTCATCGCAAGTGGTTATCAGAGGCTAAAGACGAGAACCCAGATATCATAATTCATGCTGGCGATTGGACTTCAAGCAAACAAAAACAGTTCAAGCGCACAATGGGGATGTTTCGAGAGACCTTCCCTGCCATTCCGATACTGACAGTGAGAGGGAATCATGATTTCTGGGATGGTGATGAGGAGTTCGGTTCAATACATGAAATTTTTAAACAACATGAAGAGTGGTTTCGAGAGTTCAACATTCATCATTTGGCTAAACTGTTTGAGAAGGACGGTGTGGCATTTTTTGGTTTTGATGGCTGGTATCACAATCCTAATCCGGAGACTAATGATCTAGCCTTTATGCCTAATCATGTAGATGGGATTCCGGTTCACCAGTATTTGTCAAAGCTCGCTCATAAAGATCTTGGCAATTTAATTGGTTTGGATTTTATCGAAAATGACTGGATAGAAAAAATTTCTATTTGTGTAACGCATTTCCCGCCATTTGAGCATTTATTTGGTCGTAATCCTTATGGTGCGAATCCACAATACATGCAGTTCTTAATAGACAAATTCGATTTTCTTTGTGTGGGGCATTCTCACAAGAAAGAGGATTTTGTTAAAGGGATGTGTCGAGTGCTCAATGCAGGTTCGGATTATAACGAGCCAGCTTATTTACTTTTTGAGACTGGAATCGAATGATCCGTTTTATTTTGGGAGATTGTAGACAGGCTTTAAGAAAATTACAGCCATGTAGTATTCATACTTGTGTGACCAGCCCACCCTATTGGGGGCTTCGTGATTATGGTGAAGGATGGCAGCTTGGGTTAGAGCCAACTCCGCAACGATATGTGGATAAAATGATTTTAATATTCCGAGAAGTCCGGCGTGTGCTGCGCAACGACGGGACGCTTTGGCTGAACC